AGGTAATAATGTTCCTCAGAGAGCAAGGGCTCGACGATGAAGATATTGGTACTGTCCTTCAACTTGTAGCTGAAATGGCAGAAGCTGAAGCGATGCCTCAAGATGGTATCGGAGCAGAACTAGAACAACTAGCTTAGTTAACATGTCTAATTTTTACGCAGAGGAAATTCAGCGTCAAATAGACCAAATTAAAGATCCAGAAGAAAGATCTCGTAAACAGGCCGAATATGAAGATTTAAGTGTCTTTAGAGATATTCTTCCTTTTATCCCTATTAACGTCAAACAATATGCTTATTATATGATGGGCGGCAAAGGTGAATTAAATGAAAATGATTTAACTGATGCTGAACTTAATGTTTTATATAATATAGCAAATAAAAAGCTAAACGATCCAAATTTTAGCCCTTCTCGTTACAGCGATTCTAATAAAATTACTTATCCAGATTATGAAACAGGTGACTATTCTGATATCAGCAGAGGCAACCCTGCGAGCAAAGAAGTTCACACTCAAGAACGACTTAACGCTTGGGAAAGAGGAGAAATAAAATTAAACCTTGAAGCGCCAGACGGTAAAACAAAAACATATTCTTACGAAGAATATGTACAAGATTTTCCAGGTGTTTTTGATGATCCTTTGTCTGTTATTGAGCTTGCAAAAAAATTAAAAGATCCAAACTATAGTATGAAAACCACTATTGGCAAAGCAGAGATAGTTTCAAATGAAGACGACACTTATTCAGTTCAAGACCAATATGATTTTGAGTATGGCAAAGGAAAGGGACAAAGCAGCTACGGTTCATTTTTTTTAAGACCTTACGCAATTGCTAGAAATTTAGCTGCTAAAAGAAAAAATAAAGGCAGTCCAGTTGATATAAATCTTGGCTCTGAAGAATATATAAAGAGACAAGGAATGTATAATGGCGGCGAAGCTAATTACTTACAATCAGCGCTTGACATGCTAACGGAGTCAGCTCCTGTAACTGAAGCGCCAAAGGGTACTTTCGACGTCGGTTCAATCGAACCATTCAATCCGATAATGGAACGGTATCAACCTAATCCGTTGGATGAGTTTGCGATGATGATGGCTGATCCAACTAAAAAATTAAAAGTTATTTCTACTCCAATAAAAATGCAACTCAAGCCTTTGTTTGCTAAAAGAAACAAGCTTAGGGAATTAATTAAAAAGCAAGAACAAAATTATAAAAGAGGACAAGACTTAGCATCTAAGTACGATCCAAAAGATAGTGCTCAAGGAAACTATATGATGAATGCTGCAATTAAAAGCGGCAAAAGATTTAATCAACAGCTGAATGATATAGAAGAAAAAATTAGAAAAATATACCAAAGCAAATAAATGGATTTTTCCAAACTTACAGAGGCTGAACTCAAAGAAGCCCTGCTGCTTTTAGAGAAGCAAGACGGTTACTCAACGCAAGATGAGTGTCAAAATTCTTTTTTGAGTTACGTCAATCACATGTGGCCAGAATTTGTCTGCGGTCGTCATCATCAGATATTTGCCGAAAAGCTAGAACAAGTTGCTAGAGGTGAGATCAATCGCTTGATTGTTAACATGCCACCTCGACATACTAAGTCTGAGTTTGCTTCGACCTTCTTTCCGTCTTGGGTGATGGGACTTAAACCGAAAATGAAAATAATGGAGACGACCCATACGGGTGAACTCGCCGTTAGGTTCGGTCGTAAAGTGCGTAACTTGATGGATCAAAAAGAATACAAACAAGTTTTTCCCGACGTCAGTTTGCAGGCTGATAATAAATCAGCAGGGCGTTGGGAAACAAATAAGGGTGGAGAGTATTTTGCAGCGGGTGTGGGTGGTGCTGTAACTGGTCGGGGTGCGGATCTACTAATCATCGACGATCCGCATTCTGAGCAGGATGCACTTTCGCCAAATGCGTTAGAGTCTGCCTACGAGTGGTACACGTCTGGACCTCGCCAGCGTTTGCAGCCAAAAGGTGCAATTGTAATAGTGATGACGCGCTGGTCTTCGATTGACTTGACAGCCAAGTTGCTAGAAGCGCAGAAAGAACCTTTGGCTGACCAATGGGAAGTAATAGAGTTCCCTGCTATTTTCCCAGATACTGAAAAGCCTCTTTGGCCCGAGTATTGGGCGTTAGAAGAATTGCAAAAAGTTAAGGCATCTTTGCCAGGAATGAAGTGGAATGCTCAGTGGATGCAAACGCCGACTGCTGAAGAGGGTTCGATTATCAAACGCGACTGGTGGCAAAGATGGAAACATGATTCTTTACCTTCGGTTCAATACATTATGCAGTCTTACGATACAGCATTTTCTAAAAAAGAAACGGCTGACTTCTCAGCTATCTCAACTTGGGGTGTATTTAGACCCAGCGAAGATTCGCCCGATTGCGTCATATTATTAGATTGTCAAAAAGGCAGATGGGACTTCCCTGAACTCAAAGAAATAGCGATGCGCGAGTATCAATACTGGGAAACCGATATGGTTTTGATTGAAGCCAAGGCAAGTGGTACGCCGCTTACTCATGAGCTTAGAAGGATGGGCATACCTGTGGTAAATTACTCCCCAACAAGGGGTCATGATAAAACAACTAGAATGCACTCGGTTGCTCCTATCTTTGAATCTGGTATGGTGTATGCCCCGAACATGGCATTTGCCGAAGATATGATTGAAGAATGTGCATCATTTCCGTTTGGAGCTCACGATGATTTATGTGATACTATGACTCAAGCGTTGATGCGATTCCGCGAAGGCGGTTTTGTAAACTTAGATAGTGATTACGAGGACGAAGAACGCGAACCTAGACAGAGAGTTTATTACTGATGGCAATAGAAAGACAAACACCCGATCCTGCTCAAGAAGTAGAAGACATGCAAGATATGACAACTGAACGGTCAACCGAAGATATTGATAATGAGATTATTGAAATCTTAGAAGGTTTGGACGAAGAAGGGGTTCAGTATCAAGACGATGGCTCAGTTATTTTGGGCGAGATGGAAGAAGAAATGGGCGACGTTGGTTTTAGCGAAAACTTAGCAGAAGTTGTTTCTCAGTCTGAGCTTAGTAAAATTTATATTGAACTAACAGCTGCAATAGAAAATGATAAAGCGGCTAGAAAAGATTGGGAAAAAACTTATACCGATGGCTTGAAATATTTAGGTATGAAGTTTGATGATGTTAGGTCTGAACCTTTCGAGGGTGCGAGTGGTGTTATTCATCCGTTGCTTGGCGAAAGTGTTACTCAATTCCAAGCGCAAGCTTACAAAGAATTATTACCAGCTCAAGGCCCAGTTAAAACTCAAGTCGTTGGCGAATACAGCGCAGCTTCAGAAGAACAAGCTCAACGTGTGAAAGAGTTTATGAATTATCAAATCATTCACGTAATGGAAGAGTACGATGAAGATTTAGACCAAATGTTATTCTATCTTCCGTTAGCAGGTTCTGCTTTTAAGAAAGTTTATTACGATGAAAACTTACAAAGAGCTGTTTCAAAATTTGTTGCGCCCGAAGATTTAATTGTTCCTTACTATACAACCGATTTAGAATCTTGCCCAAGAATTACTCACGTAATTAAGATGCCAGAAAATGAAGTTAAAAAACTTCAAGCTATTGGTTTTTATAGAGATGTTAGAGTTGCTGATGGCAACAGTTCTTCTGATGCTTCGGGTGTTAAAGAAGAAATAGAAAGATTAGAAGGAATGGAACCCTCTTACGATACTGGTGAAGTTTCTAATCTTTACGAAGTTCATTGTAATTTAGACCTAGAAGGGTTTGAAGATGTGAATGCAGAGGGTGAATATACAGAAGTTAAGTTGCCTTATATCGTAACGATTGACAGCAACAGCGAAAACATTTTAGCGATTCGTAGAAACTTTGAAGAAGACGACCCGATGAAAAATAAAATTGAATATTTTGTTCACTTTAAATTTTTGCCTGGTTTAGGTTTTTACGGATTTGGTTTAACTCATATGATTGGTGGTTTATCCAAAGCCTCAACTTCAATTGTTAGACAATTAATTGATGCTGGGACTTTGGCTAATTTGCCAGCTGGTTTTAAAACTAGGGGTATTAGAATTAGAGACGAAGATTCTCCAATTCAACCAGGTGAGTTTAGAGACGTGGATGCACCCGCAGGATCTTTACGAGATGCGATTCAACCTTTGCCATTTAAAGAACCAAGCCAAACTTTGCTATCCTTGTTAGGTCTATTGGTTCAAAGCGGCCAAAGATTTGCCTCTATTGCAGAAATTAATATAGGCGAAGGCAATTCTCAAGCACCTGTAGGAACTACGGTTGCCTTGTTAGAAAAATCAACCAAAGTTTTATCGGCTATTCACAAGCGATTGCATGCAGGTCAAAAGAAAGAGTTTAATTTGTTAGCAAATATTTTTGCTAAAAGTTTGCCCGAGTCTTATCCATACGCTGTAGCAGGCGGACAGATGGAAATCAAACAAGCTGACTTTGACGATAGAGTAGATGTATTCCCTGTCTCTAACCCAGACATATTCTCTACTAGCCAAAGAATTATTATGGCTCAAGAAATGATGCAATTGGTTCAATCCAATCCGCAAATTCATGGTCCAAATGGTATGTATGAGGCCTATCGCAGAATGTATGCTGCGTTAGGAACAGATAATATTGATGCGTTATTGATACCACCCCCAGACACTCAACCTAAACCGATTGAGTCTGGAATGGAAAACAGCACTTTATTAATGGGTGGAA